CTCGATAGATGCCGGAACAATTTAAGTTATTGGCAGAGCAAGGCGGAGGAGGCTCGCGAGAGTCGTCGCAACGAATGGCCGGGCAAGGGTAGGAACGGCCAGAAGGAGGGGCCTGACGCCTTCCCTTGGATTGGCGCCTCCGACCTCGAAGCGAATCTCATCAATCCTTTGATTGACGGGGACGTGGCCTTATTGACCGGCAGTCTCAACAAGGGAAATCTTTTAGCGTCTCCGATTGAGTCGGGAGACATTACCACGGCGAAGGTCGTTACGGACTTCATGCGCTGGCGGCTCGACTCGATGTCGGAGTTGCCACGGGAGGCGGGAGTCGCGGCGAATCTTCTACTGGAGCAGGGCATTGCCTTTCTAGGCGTGTACTGGAAGCGAGAAATAAAACGAATCTACAAGCCGCTTTCCATATCGGAGATCGAGCAGCAAGCCCCTGAAGTGGCGGCGGCCATTCTCGATCCGGATATGAAGGACACGGTAGTGGAAATGCTTCAGGGAGTATTCCCTACTCTTCGCAAAGGCAGAATCACTCGCATGATAAACGAATTGCGGAAGGATGGCGTTACGGAAATCCCATCGGAGAAGGTAACGGCGAACCGCCCATCGGTAAAAGCGTATGAGCTGGGCCGCGACTTGATCGTGGACTCAAACGTGCTGGACTTGCAGAACGCTAGGGCGATTTACTGCGTCCATTATCTGACGCCCGAGCAGGCCAAGGAGATGGTCCTGACGGCAAACTGGGATTCGGACTTCGTGGACGACTGCATAGAGAACACTCAAGGCAGTTTCCCGGCCCAGAGTACGGAAGTGTTCAACACTTACGTTTCCGGCGGATACGGCTCGCTCGACCAGTACGAAGGATTGATTCGCCTTGTAACGTGCTACAGGAAAGAGATAGACGAGGACGGCGTTCCGATTTGCACCACTACCATTTTCAGCGAGACGGTCGAGGGGTATGCAAAGTATACTACTGACATGTACGGGGATGGCTATCCTTTCGTCGCTATAACTCGCGAACACTTGAGCCGGAGACTGTTCGACAGTCGAGGCTATCCCGAGTTACTTCGCTCTTATCAGCTCGCGTGTAAGACGGAGATCGATTCCCGGCGCGACCGGGCCTCTATGTCCACCGTTCCTCCAATGGAGGTATTGATCGGAAGAAAACCCGAACAGGTCGGACCCGGTTCAGTTATACCTGTCCGCCGGCGTGGAGAAGTTGGGTTTATGGAAATTCCGAAGTACTCTCAGGCATCGACCGAGGTGGAGGAGCATCTGCGAAAGCTGGCCGACAAAGTCACTGGGCGGGCCACTAGCGAGGGGGATGCCGTCGAGGCTAACGTGATGAGACAAGCGTTAGTCAACAACTGGCTGCATGGTTGGACTCAGGTACTTCGCCAGTTCTGGGCTATGGAAAGACAGTATGGTAATCCGGAACAGTGGTTCAGAGTCACGGGATCGGAGCAGGGCGTTCAACTCCTCATGGACGAGGCCGCCGACGACTATGATTTTCGACTGTCATGGAACGCCAATAATGCGGACGAAGCGGCGGTCGTAAGAAAGCTGGAGACAGTCGGCCAAGTGCTTTCTCAGTTCGATAGAACCGGGCAGGCAAGATACGACGTTTTCCTCCAGACTTTCCTTGAGGCAATCGATCCGGGGCTTGCCTCGAAATTGATAGCTCCTGCGCAGGAAGCGACGAACAAGGAGATCATGGAGACGTCGCAGGACATCGCCAAGATATTCAGCGGCCAGGTAGTAAATGCTCCGGAGAATGCAAACGTACAGTTGAGAATGCAAATGCTACAACAGTACTTGCAGGGTACGGAAGAAATTCCTGCTTCGGACGTTCAGGAGAGAATGCAGACGGACGAACAATTCGCGGCCAGACTTCAGAACTATAGTTCTCAACTTTCCTTCCAGCAGACTCAACAGAGAAACGCGCTAACGGGAGCCTTGGGAGCGCCGCCCGGTAACGTACCGGCCACGGGCTGATGGGCCACGTCCAGAAGGAATGGTACTGGCTGATTTGCCTTAGTCTTTTTTTTTTAGAGCGTGAAGCTCTGACCGACGTTCTTTTCCTAATCCTCGCTCAAATCTTCAAAATATTTTTCACATGACTCTGACAGAAGCTCTAAATAACATGCGCGCGCGCGAGGACTTTGAAGTCATCGTCGGCTACATTCGCACCGAGCTGGAAACGGCGATGCTGGATTTCCAGAGTCCCGACCAGATCGACAATCCTCAGAAATTGGCTCGACTGGCCGGAGAGATCGCGGCCCTCGATAGGCTGATTCGCGTCTTCAGCCACGATGAGGAAGACTAGTTTAACGCCGCATGAGCAATTCGCTCGCGAAGTGCGAGCTTTGTTGAACCGCTATTTGGAGGAGTCGGACCTCGAAGACTATACCCTCGCTGAAATAATGCAACATGCCCTCGGCAAGTGGATGGAGGAGGACGTGGTCGACTTCGTCTCGGACATCGACCTCGACGCCGACGACGAGGATGACGGCTAATTACCGCGACTCCTCGAAGGCTCAAGGCAGCTACTACGAAAGTCTTTTTACTACGGAGTGCCTCAAGCGTGGCATTTCCGTTTCCCAGCCCGAGGGCGATTATCTGCCTTACGACGTCATTACCGACAGTCGGCTCGGCCTGAAGAAAATCCAGATCAAGGGAACTACCTACCATGAGGGGAGCGGATACAAAGTGGTCATTGGTCGGTACGCAGCCGACGCTTTCGATTTTATCGCCGCCTACGTGGATGCTCCGGACTTTCGCACTTGGTACGTGTTTCCGCAGGCCCTCGCCGGCAAGGCCAAGGCGATAAAGTTATTTCCGCATAATCCGACGAGCAAGGGCAAGTACGAGCCGTACAAGTCCGCCTTCCACCTCCTCTAAGTCTGTTGAGAAATTAGCCGGCCAAAGTGCTAAGATTAAATCTGGCGGGCATCGTCCCGCAGGTAAGACGGCGAACTTCAAAAAAACGCAGATATGGATACGGAAACAATTACTACCGAGGCTCCGGGTAAAGAAACGGGAGCAGAAGACAATCACGCAGGCAATCCGACCACAGTCGAGGATTTGGCAAACTCATTTATCGAGAGAGTCGAAGAATCGCCCGACCCGGAAACGCCCGAATCCGAGGCCGTTGAACCGGCAGAAGCGGAGGAGGGGGAAGCCGAAGACGTTCTTTTACAGTCAAAGTCCGAGGAAGAGGAAACGGAAGAGGAATCGGAGGCCGAAGAAGAGGCCGAAGAGGAATCGGAAGTAGAACCGCCCAAGGGTTTGGGAAAGCTTTTGAAACAAGTCGGGAAATTAACGGCCCGAGCCAAAGGCAGCGAGGAGAGGGTCGAAGCCTTACAGGCCGAGATCGCCGCCTTGAAATCCCAACCGCAGGAGCAGGCCACGCCGCAAGGTTCGCCGGCTCTGGAGGAGATAGCCGATCTGGCGAGCTTGGAAAAGGTTCGTCAGGAAGCAATCGCCGCAAAGAAATGGGCGGTCCAACATCTAGGGAAGGATTACGTGGAGGACGGGGACAAAGAGTATACCGGGGATGAAATTCGCGAGATATTCGGAGCCGCCGACGAGTACCTGACCGAGAAAATTCCGCAACGGGCGCAATTCCTTCAGGCGAAGAAGCAGTGGGCATCGGACACGAGTTCGACCTTCACTTTCTTAGCCGAGCAGGAGGGCGAGAGCTACGAGCTTTACCAGCAGGTCAGAAACGGCCCGCAGTACAAGCAGATGCTGGACGGCCTACCTAACGGGGATTTCGTAGCCGCCACTCTGGTAACGGGGATACAGGCACTGAAGGCAGAGTCGAAGGGGAAGAAGCCGGCCAAAAAGCGGTCCGCAAAAACTCCGCCGACAACGCTCGAAGAATCAGTAGCTCCGCCGCCACAACCGAAGGACGAACGACAGAACAAGAAAGTCAAAGACGCGATTGCAGGGGGAAACATATCAGCCGACCAATTCGCAGACTTACTTACTTAATCATTTAAAATTCAATAGGAAAACAAAATTATGGCCGTAGCAACTAGTTACAATGTAACAGCAACTCAGGGAGCAAGGGAAAATTTGGGAAATATTCTCAGATTTGTAGAAGCGACTACCACTCCAATGTATTCAACACTCGCTCATAGCGCCGCACCGAAGGCCGTTTTGACCGAGTGGTTGGCCGATGTCCTCGCTAGTCCGGACATCTCCGGGGAGCTTGACGGGACCGATCTCTCGTTCAACGCCGACTTCACTGACCAAATAAATTCTCGAGTTCGCCTAGGCAACCGGGTCCAAACCGTCAGGAACGCCTATGCCGTTTCACGTCAGGCCCAGATGATTTCAGTCGCACCGGGCGAGAGTCTCACGGCAGCGTCCAAGGCGAAGAGTCTTCTGGAACTTAAACGCTCACTCGAAAGCGTCATCGGCTCCGGTGCATCGCAACGCGCAGGTTCAGGATCAGTCAAAGCTCAGTCACAAGGGCTCGGCGTTTGGTCCGACCCTTCAGCCGCAGTCGCCGACGTTCCCGCAAGCGTTCTTGCAGTTTCGGGCAGTCGATTCGATCTGTCTAATTCCGTAGGGTCCGCCGTAATGGTCGAATCCGATCTTCGCGCACTGCTTCAGGCCGTGTACGAGGCGTCAGGAACTAAGTCCGATTATCGACTTTTCGCCGGTCCTTCCGTAGTTAACGAAATTTCTGACTTTTCGAGAGCTTCAGCCGGGTCCGCGACTTTCAATCAAGAAGTCGGCGGAGGCCGCTTGAGCTTGAGTATTACAGAATACAACAGCTCGTATGGCACTCTGAAAATCATTCCCGACCTATTCTTAGGTAGGGAAGAAGGGGCAGCGATTACCGGTGCAACGAATGCGACTCCAATTCAAATCACTTCCGCCGCTCACGGGTACTCGAATGGCGACATCGTCACAATTAGCGGCGTACTCGGGAACACGGCGGCCAACGGCAC